TTTACAGAACACGTAAAGATAGAGGTCCAGTAGCATCTTCATATTCTTACGAATGTAAAGACTGCACAATAAAAAGGATAGTTTCCAATAGAATGGCGACCAGAGTTCTTGATAGGTGGGAATATCCTGATTGGTAGATATTCACGTCATGTTTCCGCCCACGTAAAGTAACTTTTTAATAAATAATTCTTAGTTAACTGAGATTACGGAGAAAAACATGGCGACTCCTCAATTATCTCCAGGCGTACTCGTCAGAGAGGTTGATTTAACAGTAGGAAGAGCTGATAATGTTTTAGATAACATTGGAGCAATTGCGGGTCCTTTCGCGCTTGGTCCAGTTGAAGAGGCAATTGATATTACTACAGAAAACGAACTAATCAACGTTTTTGGAAAACCACTTTCAACAGACTCGCAGTATGAGTACTGGATGAGTGCATCGTCTTTCCTTTCGTATGGTGGCGTTCTTAAGGTTGCTCGTGTAGATGGAGGCAACCTGGTAACTGCTAATGCTATTCGCAATTCATCTGGAGTATCAACAGCAGGCGAACCTTCACTTAAAATTAAAAACTTCGATGATTATGAGGCAAATTATGCGGATGATATTGCAAATTATATTTTTGCAGCAAAGAACCCCGGTTCCTGGGCAAATAATCTTAAAGTCTGTGTGATTGATGATAAGGCTGATCAGATTCTGACTGTCGGTTCCGCAGCAACTTCATTGATTTCAGTTGGTATGGGTGTTACTACTACACTTACTAGTGTACTTTCTGCTGGAATAGGAACTACTTCTGTTTTCAGTGGATATCTGAAGGGTATCGTTACTGGAATTGGAGCAAGTACGGTTGAGGTTAAAATTCATTCTATTGTTTCAACTGCAGGTGTTGAGACTGAGATTAACTATGCACAAAAGTCACAGTTGCAATCATTTAAAGCATCAACTGGAGGAGGAAATCTTGCAGTTGATTTTATTACTAGTGCTGGTATTGCATCAACTTCCGTTACGATTAATACAGGAACTGATCCAATTCGTGACTGGTATGATCAACAAATTCTCCAACTCACAAATACTGCAATTTATTGGAATTCCATTGCCCCAAAACCAGGAACTTCTCAGTATGCTGCAAATAGAAACAGTCAAAGTGATGAGATTCACGTAGTTATCGTTGATGATCTTGGAACAGTCACTGGCATTCAAGGAAATCTTCTTGAGAAGCATGTTGGTCTCTCCAAAGCATCTGATGCAATTTCTGCAATTAATTCCCCACAAAAAATTTGGTGGAAAAATTATCTTGCCGTATATTCAAATTATGTTTATGCTGGAGACAATCCTTCAGATGAACTAAATCCAAATGAACCAGTTGTTGCAACAGGATTCTCAACTTCATTCACTGAATATACAAATAGTGAAGGACTCTGGAATCAAGTTGCTCAAGATACAACATTTAGTGCTCTTGGAAATGTAACATATACTCTTAATGGAGGAAAAGATTATTCTGAGACAGGTGGTATGACAGCAACTCTTGGTGATTTATTCACTGCATATAATTTATTCTCAAACAAAGATGAAATTCAAGTTGATTACTTAATTATGGGTCCTGGACTTAATAATAAATTTGAATCTCAAGCAAAAGCAAATCATCTTATTTCAATAGCAAATTCAAGAAAAGATTGTGTTGCTGTAATTTCTCCACATCGCGCAGATGTTATAGATATTACCAATACAGACACTCAGACAGATAACATTATTGAGTTTTTCTCACCACTTTCTTCATCATCCTACGCAGTATTTGATAGCGGTTACAAGTATACTTATGATAGATTTAATAATAGGTTCCGCTATATTCCCTGCAATCCAGATGTTGCTGGACTGATGGTTAGAACATCTATTACGGCATATCCTTGGTTCTCTCCCGCTGGCCAGCAGAGGGGAATTCTTAATAATGCAATCAAACTTGCGTATAATCCAAATAAAGCACAAAGAGATCAACTTTACCCACAAAGAATTAACTCAATTGTTAATCAACCTGGTACTGGAGTTCTTCTCTTTGGAGATAAGACTGCTCTCGGATATGCATCGGCATTTGATAGAATTAATGTTCGTCGTCTATTCCTCACCCTTGAGCAAGCACTCCAAAGAAGTGCTCAAGCACAACTCTTTGAACTGAACGACGAAATTACCAGAGCAAACTTTATTAATATCGTTGAACCATATCTACGTGATGTTCAAGCGAAGAGAGGTCTTTATGGATTCTTAGTAGTTTGTGATGAAACAAATAATACTCCTGATGTGATTGATAACAATGAATTTAGAGCAGATATTTATCTGAAACCCGCGAAGTCAATTAACTATGTAACTCTTACCTTCGTTGCTGTTAGAACTGGCGTAAGTTTTGAAGAAGTAGCTGGAACCGTTTAATTTTATTATTACTAAATTAATAACATAAGGAGGATTTTAAAATGGCTACCAACGGACCATCAATCAAAAATATTTCCGCTTTCAAATCAAGACTTGCTGGGGGCGGCGCAAGACCAAATCTATTTGAAGTTTCTATTGACGATTTTCCTGCAGAAATCTCTTCTGTTTGGGATAATGATGCAAAACTGGACTTTAGATTTATGTGTAAAGCAGCTGCACTTCCAGCATCAAATATTGCAGCAGTTGATGTACCTTTCAGAGGTCGTATCTTAAAGGTTGCTGGAGACAGAACCTTTGATACTTGGACCGTTACTGTTATTAACGATGAAGATTTTAAGATTAGACATGCTTTTGAGGCATGGATGAACCTATTGAGCAAGTTAGATAATGCAACAGGAGCAACTAACCCAACATCATATATGAAGGATGCCTGGGTTTATCAATTGGGAAGAAGTGATCAAGCAAAGGGAACTAAAGTAATTGATAGAATTGATGCAGCAGGACCAGGAGGAACTCCTACTGGTGGTGGTCAAGCAACAGTTTTGAGAAGTTATAAAATGTATGATATATTTCCAACTAATGTATCAGCAATTGATCTATCATATGATAGTTCGGACACACTTGAAGAATTTGCTGTGGAATTTCAAGTTCAATACTTTGAAATTAATGATGGTCCTGGAAATGTTATCTAAATATTTGAAGTAAAAGTAATTTAGATTAAATAATGGCAAAACTTTTTGGTTTTTCAATTGAAGACGACGATTCATTATCAAAAAATGCAGTTTCCCCCGTTCCTCCCAATAAAGAGGACGGGGTTGACCATTATTTGAGTAGTGGATTTTTTGGTTCGTATGTAGATATTGAAGGCGTTTATAGGACAGAGTTTGATCTAATTAAAAGATATCGAGAAATGGCTCTTCACCCAGAGTGTGATAGTGCTATTGAGGATATTGTAAATGAAGCTATTGTGTCGGATACAAACGATAGTCCTGTTCAAATAGATTTGGATAATTTAAATGCAAGTGACGGTATTAAGAAAAAAATTAGGCAAGAGTTTAAGTATATTTTAGAACTTTTAGATTTTGATAAGAAATCTCATGAAATTTATAGAAATTGGTATATTGATGGTAGATTGTATTACCACAAAGTAATTGATATTAAAAATCCACATGAAGGTATTCAAGAATTGAGATATATTGATGCAATGAAAATGCGTTATGTTCGCCAAGCAAGAAAAAAAGAGAGCGACAAATACAATGTAGTGAGCAGAAATAGTGAAAATCCAAATGATTATGATTTCCCCGAAATCGATGAGTATTTCATTTATACTCCAAAAATGACTTATCCTACCGGAACACCAGCACCAGGTACTCTTGGTGGGTCGAATGCCGGAATTAAAATGACTAGAGATTCGGTCACTTATTGCACCTCAGGTCTAGTAGATAGAAACAAAGGATCAACATTGTCCTATCTTCATAAGGCAATTAAGTCTCTCAATCAACTTCGCATGATCGAAGACAGTCTTGTTATCTACAGATTATCCCGTGCTCCAGAACGTAGAATTTTCTACATTGATGTAGGTAATCTACCTAAGGTAAAGGCAGAGCAATATCTTAGAGACGTTATGATGAGATATCGCAATAAACTTGTATATGATGCAAGCACTGGCGAAATCCGTGACGACAAAAAACATATGAGTATGCTTGAAGATTTCTGGCTTCCTCGCCGCGAAGGAGGGAGAGGGACAGAGATTTCAACACTTCCCGGTGGACAAAATCTAGGGGAAATTACAGATATTGAATATTTTAAAAAGAAACTATATCGCTCACTAAACGTACCAACATCAAGAATGGATGGTGAAGGTGGATTTAATCTTGGAAGGTCATCAGAAATTCTTAGAGATGAACTGAAATTTAGTAAATTTGTATCGAGACTAAGGAAGAGATTCTCACATATGTTTAATGATATGTTAAGAACTCAACTAATTTTAAAAAATATTATTACGCCGGATGATTGGCAGCAACTAAGTGAGCATATTCAATATGATTTCCTATACGATAATCATTTTTCTGAGCTTAAAGATGCCGAACTTCTTAATGAGAGACTAAATATGGTTCAAGTAGCAGAACCATATGTTGGAAAGTATTTCTCGCAAGATTATGTAAGACGTAAAATATTACGTCAGACAGATGTTGAAATATTGGAGCAAGATGCTCTGATTGAAAAGGAAATTAAGGATGGAATAATTCCCGATCCAAGTATTCCGGTTGATCCAGAAACTGGAATGCCTCTAAGCCCCGAAACTGCTTCTATGGATTTGGGACAACCAGTAATGGAACCCGATTTAAACTCTCAAGCTCAATCAACCGAAATAAAAGATAAGACCACAGAAATCCCCAAGGGCGGTGAGATATAAATAAAGACAGTTATTAATTTGGATTATAAAAATGGACGATTTGCTAGATATGATTGTTTCGGACGAACCTCCCTCACAAATCAGCGATAAAATTAAAGAACTTTTATTCGCAAAATCTTCTGAGAAGATTGATGAGTTTCGTCCTGCCGTAGCAAATTCAATGTTTGGAACTACCGAAGAAGATACTGAAGAGGAAGAATGAAGTCATATAAGCAATTCATCTCAGAATCAGTAAATATTTCCGGAGACTTTAACGGAAATCTTTATATTGGTTCAAACCAACCAGAACAACAGCAAGTTGGTGAAGAATATTCTGCAGATGTTTTGTGGAAAGGAAGTCTTTATAGAATGGAATTAGTTTCTCAAAGTGGGATTCCATCCAAGCAAGAACTTGGTGAGCAACTCCAATCCGAGTATCCAGGAGCAGTTGTTCATCAAATTTATCCAGTAATGGAAAAGAATTTAAATATCAAAAAAGCACAAAGATATCAACCAGAAAGATTAACTTGGACTGATTAATAATGGCTCAGTGGAATATAACAACCCAAGATTATTTAAACCAAGAGAGAAGTCTCTTTGAAGTTTTTGGTGCTGCAACTAGAGATGGAAGGATTGTTGATGATCTCAACAGATTTCCAGTAAGTGTAAATCCAGATGCTTTTGGAAGAACTAGAACATCTCAACCACTTACTCTATTTGACTCATCTCACAGATATAGAGACAATAATCTTTGGGAGAGTTTGATTGTAGGAACTGGTTCTACAGTTGGATTTGCAACTACTCAAGGATTAGTTAACATTGGAATTGGGACTACCGCTGGTTGCTCTGTAATTAGAGAAACTACAAAGACATTCTCATATCAACCAGGTAAATCTTTACTTGTTTTAAATACCTTTGTTCCTGCTACACCAAAGGAAAACCTAAGGCAAAGGATAGGATATTTTGGTGCTGATAATGGAATGTATTTTGAGATTAATGGAACAACACCTTATTTTGTAGAGAGAAGTTTATCTACAGGGACCTCAACTTCAGTAGTACAAGATGATTGGAATATTGATAAGTTAGATGGAACTGGAGTTTCTGGTGTTACATTAGACATTTCAAAAGCACAAATTCTTTGGATGGATATTGAGTGGTTAGGTCTTGGTACAGTTCGAATGGGATTTGTGATTGATGGTAAGTTTGTTCATGCACATTCATTCCATCACGCAAATAGAATTCAATCA